TTCAAGAGCTTGTCGATTAAAAAAATTAATCCAGATTTAGAAAAATTTAAACAATGCGTAGACTGGGCAATGGGCGATGATAAAGCATGCGGCTCAACAGATGACTTAAAATATTTATTCAATGCTGTCACCTTTAGAGATTCATGTCAAGAATTAAACATCACAGTAACTACTGGAGATAAAAGACCAGTGGTTTTGCCATATACACCGAGAGAAGAATTATCTTTTTTGAAAAGAACGTTCAAATACCATCCAAAACTCAATAGATTTGTTGCAATTTTAAATAAAGAAACAATTTTCAATACCCTTCAGTGGTATAATTCAGATAGTGATTATTATAATGCTATGCAGGGCAAAATTTTAAGCATGGCTGTAGAGTGTTACCTCTATTCAATTCCAACTTGGGTAACTTTGCTACATTTCTTTCAAAATAATGTAGCCGATCGCTATAATCAGTTCACAGAACAAGAAATTATCGATATCCTTAATTCTGAGGATGGATATCGTCAAATGCTCAATCTATTAGAGAAAGATTATTTAGACTAGATCTAAATAACCATGAAAAAGTGTCGTTTCAGCATTTTTTCATTATCAAACGAAACCGACTATTAATGGTAGTAATATAGTTTCAAACACTACTACTAAACTGCTTGTTTTGCGCAGTATAAACTATGGGGTTATAAGAATATTGTTCGGAATATTCGCCACCGCAAAACAAAAAACGAACCGACTGTTAATTGTAATAACGCAGTTTCAAACACTATTACAGCTACTATTTATAATAAAAATGACAAAACATTTACAGATTCAACATTTAATATTTCACAACAAACACTTTCAACTCCAATTTCTAGCGTAAAAACTAGACACATTTTATATAGAGAATCCATTAACAATAGTTTAGCAACCACAATTGAAATTCCTGACATCTATAAGGTTGACGCCAGTCCGTACGTTCAACGTCCGTTTTTGGTATCCACCTTTCAATGGTCTACTAATGATTTAACTTATTCTTTTTTAAATAGTCAAATAGATTTATTGCCAAAAGATGTTATTACGTCAAATTTATCGATTCAAACAGCAATGAAGATTGCCTCGCTTTATAGATCAAATTTAGTTTTAAGTATTTCAGTCGCTGGGACGATTGCACACTCCGGAACATTATTAGTTGGTGTTTTACCGCCAATGCCATTTCCTCTAAACGATCCTCGTAATAGAGAAGAAACAGCTTGTCTTATTAACACAATGATGACAGGCCCTCATGCATTTTTAAGTGCAAATGAAGCTACTAGTGTAGTTTTAGAAGTTCCGTGGTATTGTAATGCAGACTTGGCCACACTGGATATGGAAGACAATTCAGAGAATCCAACATTTGACATAACAAACACCAATGGCAATTATGCCACCTTAGTTTTCTTAGTTTTAAATCCGTTGCAAGCTTCAACAAGTTCTAGCTCAGTTTTAGATGTTATTATAGATGCCACGTTTAAACAATTAGACATCATGGTTCCTTGCCCACGTTATATAACGTGGTCACAAGGATTAATAGATGGATTAGTAGACACAATTTCAGGAACAACAATTGGTGATGCTATAGATGTAGTATCAGGAATAACAAAATGGGTTGGTTTACATCAGCCTAACAATCCAACAATCAAAGAAAAAGTTTTAACAACACCTAGAAATAATCCTAATAACGTAGATCAAGAACAATTTTTCGAATCATTAGATCCACATTCAAATTTTAATAGAATTTATCAGTCACCGGTTTTCGGTACTGATCAAGATGAAATGAGCTTAAAATACATATTATCTAAACCACAATATTTGGGTACATTTACAGTTACAACAGCAGATCCTATTGGAACTTTACAATGGTCACGACCAATTTCTCCTTTCCAAGGAGGTTTTGGCAACGAGGGGGTTATTATCGGCAATAATATAGAATTATTACATCATGCATCGCGTTTTTGGAAGGGAAACCTTAAATTGCACATACATAGCACAATGAATAATAAACAACAAATTAAATTGAGAGTGATAAAGTTATATAATCCACAATATAAAATTTTGTCTTCATACCCAGTGTATGAATCGATCGTTAATGCACCTTCTGATTTATTAGAATTTACCGCAGGTGGGCAGGTTCAAACCATAGATTTACCCTACTTGTGTAGAAATGAATTAACTCCTTGTTCATTGGACAATACATTCGAAGCTCTTTTTCACGGAATGTATTATATTTATTCGGCTCAAAGACTGACATCATCAGATGGAAGTCCTGACACTGCATTTTTTAATGTATTTATGTCAGCAGAAGATGTAGAATTCTACGGATATTCTACCGAAATTTTAAAATATGATGGGTTTTTCACAGGACCTAATCCAATCACATCACAGTCGTTGAACGTGATGAACGAGCCACAAGAACAAGAATTAACAGTGCAACATAAAGTTCAAGA